CAAATAAGACAAAACAATATTTCTATTGGTGTCCATTATACCACTTGTCACATAAGTGATAGCATCTTTCGCTATTTTTATACCACTATTTGCTGAAGTGTTATTCAATCCCTTTGGATTGTATACGAAGTATTCTGCGGAAGATCCGAAGTCATACTTCATAAACTCATCTGCAGTTTTGGGTTTAGTTATCTGCCTTACTTTCTTAATCTTTGATGGATCAATATATCTTACTTCTTTAATTCCGTCTGCTGGATTATCTAAATCAATTACTTTATGATAATACAAACGCCCATCAATGTACCATCTGCGGAACATCTCATGGGCTTTAGAATCAAATCCAAATAAATTTTTAATATAATCAAACTCTTCTCGGATCATTACCTTGACACTTTCACTAACCTCAAGGTTATCAAGGTTAACTTCTATAGGACTATCGTTCTGATCAGCAACAATAGCTTCATGCAAAATATCTTCAATGGCGGAATCCACTTCTGGATGCATCGCCATTTCTCGATACTTTTTCACCATGTCATATTCAGTCTTGAAGTTACCGTCTAGATCAAGATACTGACCATAGTAACCTCCTGCAATATAACTAGTAGCTCCGTCCTCGCTAGAAGGTTGGACAGGAGACGGGGCACGCTCCTTGACCGCTTTCTTCTTAAACGAGAAACCGAATAACTCTGCCATAATATTTTGGTTTCTTTACCTTACTATTTAGTTAGCTTCCAGAACTGTCAACTGTGTCGTTGCCACCACTACCAACTGAAGTATGGTACTGATATGCAAACTCAACATCAAACTCTTCGTATGAATCGTTGTTGTCATATGCTAGAGATACCTGTGACACTGAAACTGGGAATGCCTGTACTAATTTGTATGTACGTAGTTCTGTCAACTTAGTTGGATCAGCAACACCTGCACCACCAAACTTATCAAGTTGTGTGATCTTGATGTCTACCCATGTATCTACTATATCAGCTGATGCAGTATTTTTATCTACACCATTAGTTAATTCGATCCATTTTTCATAAGCACTTCTTAGTGCAAATGCGTCATCCATGTAGAATGTACCAGTCCATGTTTCATAAGTTCTGTCGCCAGGAACTTTGATAACACGTCCTCTAAATGGTAGTTCAACTGTACCTACATTAGTTGCTGGCAATGCAGCAGACTTACACATGTATGTAACAGCAGATCCTTTGGATGCTGCAACACCAGCAACATTTGGTTCTGTTAAATCAGTGTTAGCAGCTGGCCATGGATGGGTTACTGAGAAAAGGTTAGGACGTACACCGCCTCTAATTGCTTTCTGGAATTCTAGAATTCCTAGTGGGCTTGTCATTTTTTAAATGCTCCGTTAATTATCTGCGAGGGACGACTTCCTCAAAGCTAACACCAGTACGTGTTGCTACGAAAGTCAATGTGATAAAGTTAATTGAACGTGAAGGTTTGATAAAGAAATCTGCCTTAAATTCGTTCGCGTCAATGACATCACCAGTGTTATTGGAGTCATCACATATAACCAAGAAGTCTGTGATACCTCTTTCGGCTTGTACACCTCTAAGGTATGGTTCAATAATATTCTTGAAGTTGTTACGTGTGAATTCGTCATTGAGTTCAAAAAGTACTCCCTTCGCAGCATTTCCGATTGTCTTCTCTATCACATTGAAAAGACGACGAACATTGATGCGATCAAATGCAGATGGTGAAGCGAGAGCTGTTTTGTCACCGAAAAGAACAATGCCTTGACCAGGTAGACTGGTAATTGGATTGATTCTCTTCTGATATAATGAATCTCTTTCTGACTTGCTTGGTGAGTATGCTAGTTTAACAGCGTTCTTAAGTGAACCACGATTTAAACCTGCAGGTGAGAACCAAGGTAATCCGTTTGCAGTAGTTTCAGCACATAGTCCTGCAACGTCTCCGTTACATGGAATGTATCTGTACTTATCAGCAAACCTATCGTAGATATATTTCCATGTATTATCAAACACACCGAATGATGTGGATTGAAGGTTAGAATAGAAACTTGCTACGTTTGTTGTTTGCGTTGCAGAGTTTGTTACTCCAACAACATCTCCTCTATATGGAGAAAGAAAACCGACGCAATCTTTTCTAGTGTCGGCAATCTGCAATACTTTGGCAGCAATTGCCTGAGTGTTTGTTTTGCTTTGAGGATCTCCAGGTCCCATAATGACGTAATCAATCTGAACTGTTTCAGTATCAGCGAACTCTTGAAGTCCTGAAATGATTTCTCCTGATGTTGCAGTACCAGTCTCAGCACCTTTTTGGAAGGTGTAAGTTGTAGGTGCTCCAAATAAATCAAAAGTTGTTGTGCTATCTGAACCTGCGTTATTAGTACCAGCAATGTTACCACCAGTAGCTGCTTGGTTAGCACTTACATCATATACTGCAGTTTCATGTGAACCCCAGTATACGTAGTTTGATTTCTCAAGAACTACGGAAGGATAGTAATTACCTGAACCTTGTGAAGTTTTTGCATTGTTTGATTTAGAAACATATGTATGTTTCTCAAGTAGAGTATTTGGTACTCCAGTAATTCCACCAGTTGAATCATACACTACAACGTGCATTTCATCATTAGCACCGCCACGAGCAGCAACATAAGGTGAAGTGCCAGGACGAGGACCGATTGATGACCAAGGTAATCCAGTAAAGACTATTTGACTATCGTACCAGTCAGCAACTGCTGAGATATTTCTATCGGTAACACCGTTTTCTACAACATCAGAAGTATCCCAATCGTCAGAAGTAATTAATGAAACTGTATTAGTGGTTGCATCCCACGCATAGATGTACCCACTCTTTGTAGAAGCTGTGTTCTGAACTTGTGTACCAATAGTTGTAACAGATAGAGAACCATCTAGAGTTAATGAAATATCTGCTCCTTTATCAATAACTGCAACCTTAATTGCATTTGATTGAGAACCTACATCTCTTGCAGCCCACTTAAATGGGTTTGCTGCTGCTGAAAAATATGTCTCTTCGTATATTTCCTTAGTAGTAATAGAAAGAAGATATGGAGAAGTTGTACTATCGTCTGAAGCAGTTAACTGGCCAGATGTTGCACATCTAACTACGTCAAGTACTCCACCATAGGAGAGGAAACTTGAAGCAGTCCACCATGTCTCTGCGTTTGCTTCAGATGGTTCTCCAAAGATTTCAATTAGTTGAGCCTCGGATGATATACGAACTGGTGTAAGAACAGGTCCTTTTGTAAATGATCCTGCTATTGCTCCAACGTTTACTTCAACCGTCTCAATCGAACCAAGTGTTAAATCCCTTTCCTGAATGTCAACTCCTGGCGATAGAAGCGTGCTAGCCATGCGTGTACTCCTGATGATAAATCAATTTTTGTCTATAGTTATTTAGAAATTGGAGCTTCTTCAGCGATACTCCCACATAAATTCTCTATCTCCATACTCATCTAACTTATAATCAGTGCTGTTCATATCAATAGTCCAAATATTTCCTTCTTGATCTACTATCTTTTCATCCTCCAGTCCATCATCAATAAAACCGAACGGAGCCATGTCTTGTTCTATTTGATTCTTCTGTTCCTCATATATTCTGCGACGAATATCCTGATCCGTCATTTCTTTAAAGTATTCTTGCTGTACTAACCATGAGAATATAACCAGACACATAACCAGATCATCATGATATCCTTCGTCTGCTTCAAATGATTGTTTGTTCTGGATGAAGGTAGTTAGTTCAGATACTATGTTGTAATCCTTAACAATTAATTTATCATCCTCTATTAATGTCTTTAGGTTGGAGCATCCTTGTGCTTTAACAGTTTTACTCATCTTGACACCCATCTGTGTCTTGTTACCTGAGAAACCTTGTCCCACTACTTGACCTGCACGACCTCTCATTGCACACATCAATACGTTTTCATACTCTACATCATAGAATAAACTAGAAGCAACTGCTTCTCCTATATCATTTACCTCTATTAATACGTGTGCTTTATTATAATTGTTTGCCACATTGTAGATAACGTTCGGTAATAGCATAGGTCTAATCTCATTACTCCTATACTTTGCCACTAATCTCCATGGTGCTTTAGAGATATTGATAACCACAAAGGCAGAGTAATCCTGTGCTAATCCACGTGATACATCACAGCATATAATATAGTCATTATTATCTACAGGATTTTCATATACATCAAGACCTGCATTGCTGGTCATTATATCATCATAAGTCAGCACTCTTAACTTAGATGCTGCTATCAATGTGTCAACAGATCCAAGGAACTCACAGTCAAACTCTTGAGTAAACTGTCTGACTGACGTATTGGCAATAGTAGTTTCTTTCCATGCTGCATCTCTGCCTGGTACTTTTGACCAGTGAACTTCAGACCATGCATATCCATTTCTTCCTTTCTGAGCATCTACCCATAACTTGTAGAAATGATTCATACCATTAGGAGTAGATATGATTATTACTTTTGTCTTGGTACCAGAAGTGATAGTAGGATATACTGAACTAAAGAATGCTTCAGCAATATGATTGGGTATAAAGGCAAACTCATCCAGAAAAATAATGTTGAAAGACATACCTCGGACTGCACTAGCAGAGGTAGACGCTGCCAAGATTTTAGATCCATTTTCCAACTCCATCGAACCTTTGTTATATGTAATTATACCTTGTTGCATCCACATAGGTAATTGTTCATATGCCAACTGTAATCTTCCAAGCAAATCCCTAGCAGTGGATAATTTGTTTGCAAGAATACCAACGTTAACATTATCATTGAAGAGAACATAGTGAAGTAGATAAGACACACACGTAGTGGACTTACCAGTCTGTCGAGGTAGTTTTGCTATATTAAATCTATGTTTATGAAACTTCTCAATCAACTCCTGTTGAAAGTCCCACATTTTGAATGGCACAATACCTTCATCAAGAGATATAATCTTGATATAATTCATAGCAAAGTAAACAGGATCCTCTTTACACTTAAGGTATTCGGATATCTGTTCTTTGGTAAATTGTATTTCAGCACCAACTTTTTTAAGGTTGGGATTGCCTAAGTAAAAATCTGTTGTATTAGTCGGCATGTGTCACTAAATATTCCTCAGCTTCCTGTTTGGTTTCAAACCAATACAGATGTTTATGTAACTGAAGTGTAAATTGTTTTTCAATTTGATCGTAACCGATTACTCCTTCGTAATCAATCCAATCAAGATCCAACCGATCCTCTGGAACTTCGCTCATGACTGAACTCCTCCTTTTGTAGTTCGTATTGTAGCATGGATTTCAAGATTTGGGCACGCCCAACATCTCGAAATGCCTCTACCACACGGAGTTCAGATTGTAATTCGTCTATTCTAGTTTTCATGATTAACAGTTCCACGCTCTTAGCGATTTGTTTATTCTACTATCTGGATCAGATGCAGTCTTCTTAGAAGTAAGTTTCTTCTTCA